TTATATTACTTTTAACCCAAATTCAATATTTTCTATCTCTTTTGCTTTCTCATCATCAGTCACATGGACGTATAAATTCATCGTAATTCCTATATTTGAATGACCTAAAATCATTTGTAATGTCTTTGGTCTCATTCCTGATTCGATACATCTTGTGGCGAAAGTATGTCTCAAAACGTGCATGGAAAACCTAGGGATCCCCGCCTTATCACAATAATAAAAAAGTTTCGTGTCATATGCACTATTTTTAGTTGGCGTTCCTTTTTTACACAAAAAAACTGTATCAGAGAACTCTATCGGTATTATTTTTATCTTTTTCAACTTTTCTTTTTGATTTTTAAGAATATTTATCGCTTCATGTGTAAGAGGAATATCGCGAACGCTATTTTTTGTTTTCGGTTCTCCGATACGCCATTCCCTGTAACAATGTCGATATTCCATTGTTCTTCTAATATGCAAAATTTTGTTCTTGAAATCGATATCTGACCATCTCAATCCTATCAATTCTCCTACTCTAAGTCCGGTCTGCAAGACAAAAGCATATTGATTATAATTACTACTATCTTTAACTGTTTCTAAAAACAACCTCTGTTCATCAATCGTCAGAGCTCGCTTTTCCTTTGGTTTTCTGCCGCTTGTGCATTTAACACTCTTTGTTACTGGGTTTTTAGTAATCAGTTCATTTTCTAAAGCGCTGTCAAACATCATCCACATAACAAGCCGACTATGTTCGATAACAGAATTTGCATATTTTTCTGACATATTATTAAGAACATTTTGGCAATGTAAAGGCTTTATATCCTTTAAAAGCATATCACCTATATGCTGTTTTATATTCTTTTCATATCTCTCGTTATAGTTTCTCCTTGTGTTATACCGTATATTATCGCCCTTTACGTTATCAATCCAATACCGATACCATGCTTCTACTGTCGGATCGTCTCCGTTAAGAACATTTCCATGTTCATCGTCGAACTGTGCGTCCGCCATCCATTTTCTGCACTCTTGCAACTTAAAAAACTCTCTTTTTATTCGTTTACCATTTCGTTTAGTAAATCTCGCCACATATTTGCCATTTTTTATCTGACAAATTCCAACGCCTAACTCCTTTCCTTTCAGATCTTTTCCCATAAAATAGCTCCTTTCTAAAGAAAAAAGCCTTAATACAGTAATTCATATATTACCACATAAGGCTTTATAAGTCTATATTTCTATTTGATTGCCAATGTATTTTTCAAACTCTTTTCTTCTTATCAACCTTTTTCTTCCTATATATATAACAAATGGACATTTTGGCGAGTTTGATATCTCCCTTAATTTATTTACTCCTATGTTGCTATATTCAGCAGCTTCTTCTAGCGTTAAATTCATCTTCTCCCAAATTGGAACTCTGTTTTTCATATTCAAATCGCTTCCTTCTACTTTTTCTTTAATTACTGATATTTTTCTTCCTACCGTTGCAATAGAACACCTTATGTATGAGGAAATTTCCTCATAACTTTTTTCTTTTACCAAGCAATCTAAAATTTTCAATTCTTCATCTGTAAAGTTGCATATATTTTTTAATTCTTCAAGTTCTGGCTTAGTCAATGAGGATAAGTATTTTCCTAATCTCATAAGCCATTATTCCTTTCTTCTAAATTGATATATTTTTTCGTTTAAGCCAAGATTCTGCTGTTTCTCTTCGCATCTGCTCTCACTGCTCCCGGATCAGCACCGCAGCCTGATATGGCTTGTGATTCATCTGACGCTTTGCCGTCGCGGATGGATCATGCTCTGCCATCTGCTCAATTCCGCGTTGACGGATGCTCTCTGCCTGCTTCCGGCGCTGTGCTTCGTTTGTTTTGGCCTTTCTCAGCATTTCTTTTCCTCCTTGTATGGTTCTGGAAGAGGTTGCCATGCAATAACATTATGCTTATTTGTATACCATCTTTCTCCCTCTTGTTTTCTAGTCCACCATTCTTTTTCGCGATTATTATACACTCCCATACATACTTCTCCATCTTCAAGAGTAACCAGTTGCATATCATAGATTCCTTTATGATTATCTTCCGGTAACCGCCCTTGTACCGGAATCCAACCGTTATCATCACAAGATACCTTTGCTTCTCCGTAAAACTCAAAGTAATCATTAAGCCATTTAACAACATAATCCAATTTGAAAGAACTATACCCTATGGTGTATTCATCTTCACCGACTTTTTTAAACTTAATATGATAATATGGTTTTCCATCAATTTGTCTGGTTATTATCTCTGCGCTTGTTACTTTCTCTTTTTCAACTTTTTCCATTTCAGAAATAGTTTCATCCATGTGTGAACGGATAAACTCTGTTGCTTCTTCAATTCCTTGTACAATATATGTACATTTATCCTCTTTGTTTCTTCTTTGATACTCAACGATATCGTCAAGATCGCATTCGTATACATCTTTTGTATATTGCGTTACCTCTTCCAAAATCTTCTCTAATATTTCCATATAGTTCATCTCCTAAGTATAATTCACATTCTATTTTTTATATAATCTTCAACATCACTTTTTGCATTTTCCGGCTCACAATAAATCCTGCATCCTGTCACCGTGCTGTCCACCAAATCAGAATCATTAAAATCTGCGCCATTCTTTTCAAGCCATGTGTCTAATTCATTACATACGTCAATCAAATTCTTTGCAAGTTTCTCGCGCCGGTCAATAAGTCTTTGAACTTTCTTCGGAATTTTCATCACTCCACCTCCAACAAACTATTTCTTAAATTCACATGCTAAAATCTCGAATTCCACATCGTCATGCAACTTTCCATCCAGTAGTTTTGCAACCTGTCTATGATAAGCACACTCTCTACCGCCATGCTTTTTAATAAAATTTCTATATCCTTTAACTGCTGGGTTCTCGACAAATGCACTCCATGATACTCTATTCATGCCGTGTTTTTCAAATAAATCACAAATCACTTTATAAACATCTCTTGCGAACTCTATATGATTTCCAAAACTTATAATTCCGAAGTTATCTGCACTCATTGTTATCCAACTTATACGATAAGATATGTACCCAATCACATTTCCATTGTTATCAACTGATGCGAAATGATGAGCGTCATAATTATTGTCAGGAATTGTTGGTAGTTCGCTCCCTGTCCATCCGCTATAGAACATATATTTAAGGTCGTACCATGTCCTCAAAAAAAGTTTTTCTAATTCCTCTTTGTATAATTGCGCTGGTTTTAGCATCACTTCACCTCCAATCAAAATGAATATGCTACCCAAAAATATTGCGTACTTCCTTCAATCGGATAGTAATATATTCCATCTCCGGAATCTTCCCCGCGCATCCATTGGTCACAATATTCTCCATCTGTTTGTTCTTCTCCGTTTGGTTCTTGAGATACCCCAAAACCGTCTATCCAAAAATCCTCAAAACCATTTTCATTAGCAAACTCTTCCAATTCTTCATAAAGTTTATCTATTTCTTTTTTTAGCTCCTTATATCTTTCTGCTTTACTTGCTATTTCTTTAGGTGCTTTCATTTATCTCTCCACCTCCAACAACTCCTGATTATCGAAAATGTTTCCGATAACCTCGGCATCTTCTGGTTCTACAGATTCTCCAAGGAAACTCAATTTACTCACTTATTTTTCTTCCTGTGCGAACTTGTAATTTAATTCAAGAAGTTTCTCAAAAGTCATATCGTCTTCTCCAAGATACAAACATTTGCATTTACCAAAACGTTCTGTATATTTTTTAATTCTTTCTGGTCTGTTCTCGTATAAATCACCTTTTGCATAATACTTAGAAGAACACAAATGAGATGCTAAACATTCTCCTTCTTCCGTAATCAAATAATAAATACCGTCAATATTTTTTATTCCATTTGTGCTATTACTGCATACATATAATTTCATATTTTCCACCTTTCCGTTCCCAACAGTCACTCGCAGGGAACTCAAATATATTATTCCGACCAATCAATCTTCTGTCCACAATCACAAACCGTCATAGTATCATCAATAATTTCATTGCAACAAGGACATCTGCCAACAGGTCCAACAACGATACCATTATCTTTGACCAGACTTCTTTTTACTGCTTCCTTTGGCAACTGCTTTTCCAGTGCTTCGATTGCAGTTCTGGCATTATCGGCAACCATTGTATGATCACATCTATCATAGTTATCGCACTCTTCACACACTGTATCGTCTGCAAATGACTTCATGCAATATATCGCTTCTCTAACTTTCTTTTCGTTCATCTTTCATCACCTTCTCGTAGCATTCTTTTAATTGTTCATCGGAATAGTTTCTAAAAGTGCAAGTTCCGCTATCTCTCAAAGCACATGTGCTCAAACATTTTCTTTTATTGCAGAACTCATAACACGCACCAATCATCTCTTCTCTACTTGGTTCAACCTCAATCTTCTCTCCTGTCAGTTCTTCCAACTTCTGTCGCATTGCTTCGGCAGTCATGCGCTTGGTTTCTTTGCGATCCCAGATAATTTCAAGATTGCAATCTTCAAGTAGACCTTCTAAATTGCTCGAGCAATCATTCCTTACCTTAAAAACTCTAACAATGTCATATGCTTTATTGTGAAATGAATGTTCTGTTAAATCATCCCCATATCTGCTTAACCTGTTGTAACCACTATTTCTTGTAGCTATATTTCCAAGCACAAGGTATCTTCCTCTTTCTCTTGTTTCAATCACCATACCATCTTTCAAATCTGCTTTTGTAAATTCTTTTTCCATATTATTCATCCTTTCCGCAGCAGTACCCGACCATTGCTCCGATCAGAAACGCTGCCAGTATCAAAATTCCTGTTGTCACTTCTTATATTTCTTTTTCTTTCTCACAAATCCCTTTAAAACATTTATCCCGGTTTCGTCACATAACGCTTCATTCATCAAGAGAAAGTAGTTACTATCTTCTTCCGCGTAATGCAGTTGTTGAACTGCAAAATCGATGAACCTAATAAGTCTCTTTTTTGAATATCACTCATGCCTGTGAAGATAATCTGCCGTTATGAGAAAAAAATAAATCCATTGCATTTCTCACATCTTGATTGAACTTTTCATCTTCTTTCTGTTTTTCTATCCGCTTATGTGCTTTGTTCGCCCAACTCATTCACTCTTCCTCCCAGTATTCCACTGTATACTCCATCTGCTTTTTATTGCCAGAATCAGGAATCTGCTGTCTGCCAATTCTGACAGAGTATCCAGCCTTTAATAACAACGTTGCTATCTTAAGCCGGTCTTCCTCGTTCCACTGCGCAGAACCTTTCCGGATACTCCTAATCACGTTTTTCATTTTCCTTTCACCCTTTTCTTTCTCTTTCGTTTTGAACCGGCATACATAAAAGCTGCCATATTACCAGTCTTGTATCCTATCGACTGTTTCCTTGGACTTCCATTGAAACTATGCTTTATTGATTTTGCCATTCATATTCACCTCCATCAACTTACTTTCTAGTGAATCCATGTCGTACTTCCTACGCTCGAAATTATTATAATTTCTTACATTCTTTTCATTCTTTCTTTCTTGTTTGTGTGCTTTTGATGTTCCTTTGTTGTTCTTTTGTTGTTCTTTTGATGTTCCCTGATATTGATAAACATCATAATTCACAATGGTTATTGCTGTTCTTTTGTTGTTCGCACTTCGGACAATCATGGATTCACTTTCCAGAAACTTCAAGAACAACTGAACCTTTTTTCTGCCCCATCCCCATCTGTCCATCAATTTCAGTTCAGACGTGATAAAACTACCACGCTTAATTTCTTCTACCTTATTCCCGACCATGCATTTATTGTCTGAATGATTCGCCATAAGAATAAGGTCAATCCACGCTTGCCCTTTTGAAAACGGCTTATCACTCCATATTTCGTGATACAAAATGTCTCTATGTATTTTTATCCAACCGCTCATACCGAGACCTCAATTCTTTGTTCTTCAAGTTCTGTATTCTTAATCAAACGCTTTTTTCTTCACTCAACAGTTCCTTAAACTTCTCAAACTGTCGCTGCGAAATCTTGTTATTCTTCTTATCGTCCCTAATTTCGATTTTAAGGTGCTTTTCTGCGATAGACGATAATTCCCTAGCTAGATTAATTCTTCCTTGTTTTAAACCGTCTCTGTAACCTTTCTGCGGTCGATAATCTGCAATCTGTGCCTTTCCCTCGCCTTGACTTCCAGAAGTTTTATTTCTTAACTGATAACCTTTATCCGCATACTGCTTAATCCATAACTGCTCCATTTTATCAAGCAAATTTGTTGTATAGTGTCTAAAATTCACTTTCCACCCATACGGATTCTCTTCTGAATACAGACCATGCTTTTTCAGCGACAAATCAATATGCTGATAACCGACAAGGTGTTGCGCAAGTCTAGTCAAAATGTGTACTGCTTGTCCGATGTAAGCGTATCGGAAACCTTGTTCATCTTCTCTTGTCAGAAAGTAAATTCCACTTTCATCATCTAACCTCGAATTAACCTCAAGCAACCGTTGTTTATTCTTTTGCTCAATAGCCTTTATTTGTCTAAAGTTTTGATAACTCAATCTTTGTCACCGCCTTCTTTTAATTAAATGGTAATTCTTCGTCTATTCCATCAGGAATGTTCATGAACCCCTCCGAATCGGTAGGCATATTACCAAAAGGTGACGGACCAGCCTGCACATTGTTATTCTGCTGATTCGCATTTTTGCTTTCTGCAAATTCCTGTTGCTCAACGAAAACATACGCTGATTGTCTTTTGTTTCCGTACCTGTCTGTGTAGTTATCAATCTGCATGCGACCACGAACGATCATCTTCACACCTTTTGTGATATACTTTTCTGCAAATTCAGCAGTTTTCCCAACTACCTTGCACATGATAAAATCTGTTTCTTTATCTCCGTCTTTTTTGTACGGTCTATCAACTGCAAGAGTGTAATTTCCAAATGCTGTCGATTTTTCACCAGTGGAATATCTAACTTCCGCGTCTCTGACCGCGCGTCCCACAATTACGATACTATTCTTTCCTTGTCCTCGCTTTCTGCTAATTCTTTTATAATGTCCGGTATAATCTGCCGATACATTCTTTGTTCTTGCATAAAGAATGCACAAGCACCGATCGCTGACTCTTCACTTTCTCCGTGTCCGACATTCTCAACCGCTTTATCTGCTAACCCTCTACATTTCTTCGCTCTTTCTTCGCAATTTGATAAAATGTCTTTTACTTTTAATGTTTCTTTCATGAATTTTCACCCCATTAAATTTATTAAATTAATTAATATTGCAATAGAATTCATTATTAAGCAAGAAACCAACATAGGAGTGCTATTTTTTGTTACCATTGAATAAACCAAACACCCAACCCATACTAAAAAAGAAATGATAAATAATACATACAAAACTTCCATATTTCTTCCTCAAAACGGCTCTAACCGTAATTCCCTTTCTATACCTTTTTCTGCCACCCATACATCCACATCACGATCAACTAATTCTGCTATTTCTTCTCTGAAACGATCTGGGTTTCCATTCTGCGAACTTAAATGCAGTAAGCCTACGCTTCTTAGCATTTGACTATTAATCGTCTGTATGAGCCTTTTACAAGTTTGCAACTCTAAGTGACCTTGAAGTACATGATTTGATTTTCCTTGATTTTCTTCTACGTCCAAATAATCCTCGGAATAATTACACTCAACCATTGCATGAGTGATACCACTTTTTGAGAAATCGTATTTGCAATATTCTGCGTCTGTAATAAATAGCAAGCAACCTATTTTTTCATGTTTAATCAAGAAACCGTCACATTCTGTACCGTTATGTGGTGACTGGAACGGTATCACTTGGAATGAACCGATTTTTGCAACGTGCATACGATTCATTCCTATCGTTTTTTCTCCATAGATTGTTTCAATACGTTCCTGTACCTCATCAGAGGTGTAACACTTGATACCGTATTTCATGTACTGCTTGATATACTTTGCATGGTCTCCTTAACCATGCTCATGAGAGATAAGGCATCCGGCAACTTTACTTGTCTGATAATCAATCGCACGCAACATTTCTTTCGACGGAACTCCACATTCTATTAGTAGAACTTCATCATCTGAAATGAGTGCATATCCATTACCACTACTACCAGAATTTATACATTTCATAAGCATTAGACCACCTCCTTGTAAACATTTTCCTTTCCATCAATCATTTGTCCAAATATTGCAACAAGCACATTCTTCACAATCGAATTCCCTGCTTGTTTATACAACTGTGTATTTGAATTTACTTCTTGTGCTTTTTCAAAATCATAATCTTTGAAATCCATTAATCTCCAACATTCTCTCGGAGTTAGTTTTCGTATTCTGTATTGTATATCAATGCAATTATTGGTTTGCATCACTAGATTGTCTTTCTGAACGCTTGTGAGCGTATTACTCGTTCCGTTTTGATTTATTTCCAAGCATTGCTCTGTATGTACTCCTGACGTTCTGTCTGATGGATTCTCCGGATTTCTGCCACGCATAGCAACGCAAACATAATTATCTTTTGGAACCGTACTTAATGTATTAGTCACTCCGTCTTTCCTTAACTCCGGCTCTCGATATTCATTAAATCCGTGTTGCAATTCGTGGTTTTCATATTGTTTTCTCAATGCTTTGCCCTCTTCCGTTCGCACCATTCGTATCGAACTAGCTTGTAAAATTTTCGGTTCTTTATTTCCGCCTTGCATTGTACTCAATGTTGGACTACACCACCCCTCGTCATAAATTCGGTTCGTACTCTCAAACTTGCTTTCAAATGAACCTATAACCTTTACATCTTGCATTCAATCACTCCGTTGTTTAATGATGCATATTTCCCTATTGAATTTCCGTCTTTTGAAACATGAGACAAAATACAATTAGAAATATCTTTTTCTTTTGGGTTGTTAAGTGACAAGTCTATTGCTTTCAACAACACAGTTTCCGTCTGACCGCAAATTGCTGATACCGGCATCATACCTTGCTTTGATACAATTTCCAATTGCTCTTGCCTTTGGCTTATTGACAGTTCCGTCAACTGTCCGTCTGTCCGTCTGTCCGTCTGTAGGAATTGTATTTTGAAGTGTTCCATTGTCAATAAGTTTTTGTATCAGCTTTTGCGCTTTCTCATTGTTTATGTAATACTTCTCATCTACTACATCTTCTAAATAGTCTTTCATTACTCTTTTTAGTTCTATTGGTTCTGGAAATGTAAACTTCCAATCTCCCAAAATGCTAACCATAAAGCAACGATTTCTATTTTGTGCAACTCCATAATTCTTTGCGTTTAGGTCTTGCCAATAATTCGAATAGCCTTTACTTTCAAGAAATGATATCCAGTTTTGAAAATCTTCTATATTTTTCTTTCCGTGAACCTGTGGCACATTTTCCATAAGCAGCACTTGTGGCAAATTCTCAACTTCATTCAACAATCGTTCCACTTCCCACAACAATCCAGACCTTGTACCACTGTCTTTTGCCATTCCTTTTTGTTTCCCGGCAACTGATAAATCTTGGCATGGAAATGAATATGTCATCAAATATGTAAACTTTTCTACATCTTCAATTCCTAAATCTGAACCATGAATTTGGGTAATGTCCATTTTTGGAAATTCTGTTCCATGAATTGAGTTATAACTTTTAATAGCATACTTATCGAGTTCAACCACTCTGTAATGTTCAAAATCTGCTCCTAAATCTCTAAGTGCCATTGCTTGACTTCCAACTCCTGCAAAAAGTTCAATCAACATAATGGGATTTTTAATTTTGAATAAAGGTTTTTCATCGTCTAAAAAGCTTAATTGTTCAAATTCAACCATTCTCTCTTAATCCTTTCCAACTGCCTGTTCAATTTCTGTGTAATCATCTGATTTACTTCCGGTGTAGAAAGAAGCAGGTATTCGATCTGCCATAACATAATCTGCACATCCGCAATTTCTTCAACCAAATTGTCTCTGCACTCTGCAATACTTTTCTCAGTCCTTTGACCGTTTCCGCAAACTCTCCACCACTTATTGATGGCTTGTGTCAATTCTGCCATCTCTTCAATGCACTGTCTGCTTTGCGAGTCATATCCGTAATGTTCGGCAATAATCTTTATTTTCTCTGCTTCGTCCATGCTATACATCCCCAAATTCGTTAATAGCTTTTAACTTTTTTCCAAGTTATCTATTTCACTTTTCTTAAGATCAATGGCTCGATCAAAATAATGTGCAAATATTTCTTTTGCTTTCTTATCATCTTTTTCTTCTAAGACAACTACGTTTCCTCCGATTAAACTCGCAACATCTTCTTTTTTAACGAACGAACTAAAATATCCGTCCGGGAATCTGCTTATCGGTTTATAAGTTTTTGGCTTTTCGTCCACTTCACATTCAGAATATGTGAGTTTTGGATTACTTCCGTATAGTCCTTTCAAAATGTAAAAATGTAATTTCATATACTATACCTCCACATCTTCATCTTTCGGAAACTGAAAAATCACATTATTGACATATTCGATTTTCGACTTTTTATCATCTGTGATTGTGATAATTCCGTTCGTTTTTGTTATTTCAAGTAATTCCCTAAACTTTTCTGAAGGTTCTATATTTTGAAAAACAACTGGCATCCCTGTATAAGCACTTCTCAACATTTCCATTGCTTTCATGGCTTTTTCTTGTATAGAATATTTTGCAACTGATGACATATACAATTCTGTTGGAGGAGCAGTACAACCTATCGTTGCTACAATCCTGTTGTCTTTTGTAATTGAAAATACAAATTTCTTATACGGAATATCTTGCATTCCATCCTGGCTAATTACTCTCATTTTCTATCCCTCCGTCACGAAACTTGGTTCTTCTTTCGCTTCCACGTCTGCCACAACTTCAAATGGCTGTGAATTTTCGTTTTCTGCGATTTTTCTGTGTGCAATCTCGCTTACATCTGTTTCAATTTCCATTCCAGCCATAAAGTTACTCTGCTGAGTCGGATTCTCAAAATCAAGTTCAATATGTTTGCAAAGTCTATGCAGCACTGTCTTTTTATACATTTCCCCGGTGAAATTCTTCCAAGCCGGAGAATTGCTCGCCTTACTGGATTTTCTTGTGTTCTCCAAGTCTGCAAGGCTCATTGTGTCGTATACCATTCCCCCATCGGCGAATAAGCACACTGCAAATGCGCCAATAATCTTTCCATCATTAAAAGCCTTTGGTTTGAAGTTGATTCCCTGCTCTCCGTTTTCGATAACTTCTTCGAATTCATCACCTTCACGAACAAGTTTTGCGTAAATATCCTTGATTGGACGGATAGAATACTTCTTTGCGAGTTTCTTTGCTCCACGATAATCCGTCTGATAATTCAACTGGCTTCCATATGGAACGAGGTATGCTTCTTTGTTGAAGAAGTCCAATCCCAGCGTAGCACCTTTCATCAAGCCGGACATAATCTCCGACTGCTTATACTCCATGAGTTTTGGGTTATCGTGGATCAGCGCAAGAGTATTCTGCACGAATCTCTGTTTATTAAAATCTTTCGGAAGTGCGTCATTCACGCTATCCAGTTTCTCCATTAAAGCCATATCAAATGTCTTTGGTTTCTGTGCTACTGTTCCTGTATTCTGCGTTACCACCTGTGTATTTTCTGACATAATTTATTCCTCCTCTTCTACTAACTAAAACTTGATTCTGGTTCTGCTTCCGGAAAAATATCATCAGTATCATAATCTTTATCAATAATGATTGATGTTCTTGCTCTAGTAAGACGCATAAGTAATATCTTGAAATCATCCATATACCTCAACGATGAAATCATCAAATCGTTTTCTAATGAAAGTGTATACGGTTTTTCTTTTCCACTATCCCGCGCCCATTTCGAAATAGGAATTTCGATATTAAGTGATTCATCGTGCTCGTTTTGAAATGTAATTACTGCTCTTTGTACATTTCCCCATGACGGTTTATCAAGTTCTTCTACGCTCATTTCGCAGTCTACACACGAATAAGAAACTCCATCATCGTAATCAATTTCCAATCCATCTGTATCAATTTCCTTTTCGCACCGCTTTTTCCAAATTTTGAACAAATCAGTTACTTTGATTTCTTTTTGCTCTGGCTCAATCATCAAATCTCTAAAATTTTCAAGGATTGTTTTATTTCCCATGCAAGCATCAGAATTAACAATTTCCGTCAAAACCGAATCCAGCTTAGGAAGATATTCGGAGAAGTCATATTTTTCGATATACGGAACCATAACCTCTGTAACTTTGTTTTTGATTGCTTTTTCCGCATCTCCCCACCGAAAAGCATCCTCTACTGCTTTTTCCATCATCTTTTTAAACTTATCTTTTACAATTTCTTTCACATCATCATCTGATAAAGACTGCATGGCAATATTGAGTAATTCCTCTTTCATTTATCTATTCCTCCATTTCTTCTACTACTCTTAATTCCCCATCGTACTTGTAAACCGCACCATCTGATGTATCTACTTCCGTCACAACCGCCTTTGCCTTTCCGGCTTTTACAATATCTCCAAGTTTCGGAAGGAAGTTGCAAGCAAAAACATAGTCTTTTCCGATGGCTTCTCCATGCTTTAAGTATCGTGCTTTAATTGCGATCATTCTTTACACCGCCCTTACATTTTCTACATGGTATCTTCCAAAACCACTCGTTCTGCCACTTCCAATTCCAAGTCCAAATCCTGCAATATTGATGATATTGATAATCTGTTCCGCAGAATATACATTTTCCATATAAGAAATTGTGAATGTTGCGCTCCATCCAGTAAATCGATTTAGATGAACAAGCACTGGACTTCCTTTCTTTGGAGACATCAATTTCTCATCAATAAAATGCTCTGCAAATTTAATCGGAACTAAACCGCTTTTATCCACCATGTTCACGTTTGCATCAAATTTTGTCTTGTACTTGTCGATCTCGGCGCGAACTACAGCGTCTCCGAAAGATTTTTTCAACCCAAAATCAGTAATGCAAGGCGCATTTTCCTTTAATGCTTTTGCAAGACCTTTTTCTGAAAAATCGGTAGGTTTTCCGTTATACCAGTGCATAGAGGTAATGATTTCTTCCCACGTATTAGGTTTTGTAGTGTCTTTTGCCTTATCCTTTCTCTTATCAATCAACTGCTTTGCATTGACATCATTCATTTTATTAAGGACTAAATCACTATCCCCTACTATGGTTACTTCCATAAACTTATTTCCTAATGGCTTTAATTCAATTACATCTTCATTTTTCATTTTTATATCCCTCTTGTATGATTTTCTATTTGACCGCCCAGTTCGTTGCAATAGTCTGTTTTCTTATATGCTCTTCTATTCTTCGGTTTCGTAATCTTCATTATTCTGTCCTATTCATTCGTAAAGTGTGGTTTCAGTTGCTATTGCAACCAACAAGACGGTCAAACTGTTTTTTTCGTTATCCTATGTTGTTATTTACTTTTCTAAGTTATACTGAATTTTACTTAGCTGTTTCCTGCCAATGATAGGCGTAGGTATTGACTTGAATGTTTGCGATGTTCTGTTTTTTCCTTTCCTATAATCTATTTCGCTATTGTTTTTTGAATTAAAATTTGATCGCTGGAAATCAAGCCAACAACTACACCTACCATTAAACAGATATTCAGTTGTTAAATGCTTTCAATCGCTTCAAATACCTGTTCCAATTCGGAAAGTGTATGGTATTTTCGTTTAAATGTTTCTAACTCATTCAATGCCTTTTTCAAAAGACTCTGATACTCGTTTTCTTGAACAAGGAATTGCTGTGTCGGCTGATATGTATTTTTCTCCGTAGTTATGTGAAAACATCGCACCGGCTGTTCTTCACTTGTTTTTGGAGTAAATACCAACATCCTCAATACATTTCCTGCCTGTTGCAATCGGTATCGTTCTGCTGCCACACTATCATCCCATTCAAAGCACTTGTGAAGTTCAGACGTTTCATCTCTAGCCTTTTCAAGAATTTCTTGTGGTGTAACTTTTTTATCTCCGATTTCATCAGCGACTTTTTGAGCATCAGCCTTATAAATTCCTTTGATTCTCCATTCTGCTCTCATTTTCCACTCCTAATCAAACATTTCTAGCAAACTACAAGCTCCTTATCATTAGAAACAAACAATTTTATAACTTGGCAGTTCATATCTGGAAATCTACCATCGCTGACCGCTTCCGAATTATCTACGAAAAGAGGGCAACTAACTTCATATAATTCAGATAGCGCCTTGCAAATATACATTCCTGCCACGATAGATTCTCCATTACTCATATTGGTTCTTCCATCCCACTGACATTCACAAGTTTCTCTGATTCCAGAATTTATCTGAACTTCAAAAAGTTTAAACGTAACTCTTCCCCCAAACTTCTCGTTAATCACAGAAGAAATTCGATTCATTTTCTCTCTGATAAATTCTTCTGTTAAATCAATCATTTGTTCCTGTTCTGCAATCTTCTGTCCGACTTCCGCTTTTTCTTTTTCCAACTCTGCAATACGCTCTTTAACTTTTGAATTGTCCACAGATTTGATTTTCGCAATAATATCTGAGATTTCATCACGCAAAACAGCTTTTTTTGCTTCTAATTCTGTTTTTCCAACTGTTTCTTTGCTCATTTCTTCGATTTCGTTTTCCAACATAAGAATCTGTTCGCTGATTTTTTGGTACTCTTCATTTTTTGACATATCGGCTACAGCCGGGATTGAATCAATGATTTCTTCCTTTTCTTTTAATGTTTCTTCGAATTTTGCGATTTCTGCATTGACTGCTTCCAGTTCCTGTTGTTTATCATTAATGATTTTCTGATATTCTCGAATATTATCTGCTGCTTTCTGTCCTTTTTCTGTAATGGATTTCAGATTGTTTTCTCTGTTCTTTTCAAACTTTTCTTTATCTGAAATGTAGCGTTCTTCATATTCAGCCTTCGATTTTTTATATCTCTCTTCGTCATTTTTTTTTCTTTCCTCATAATCAGAAATACGCTTTTCTCGAACTTCTTTCGGAAGAGATTGACCGCAAGTCGGACAAATCAAATCGTCTTCTGCAAGTTCCGGCAATGGCGTATATTCTAGGAATGTCTTCATTTCTGGGAACACGCTTGCTTTTTCGCGTCTCCATTCATCTATAAATTTCTTTTTATCAGTTTCCGCACTCTCTTTTTGCTTTTCTGCGCTTTCGATATCCACCGCAATAGAATTAGCCTGTCTTTTCAAAGACATTAGTTTTTCTTCTACTTCGTTGCATTCAGAAGCCACACCTCTTCTCTTTTCCATCAGAATCTCTGTTTCTTTATTGCTGATATCGCTTAAATCAAATTTCAGGTTCATCACTTGTTCTCTTTTAGCATTGATCTCTTTGCTTTTCTCAGTTCCACCAGCAAGTTTATCCTCTACTTTTTTCAAAGCAGTTTCTTTCGCAGCTTTTTCCACTTCAAGAGCACCGACATCTACTGTGACAAGCTGTTTCGATACTTCATCAATGCGTGCCGGGATCTCTGTCATTTTCTCTTTTAATGTATTCTTCGCTTTTGTATACTTTTTCAGAATATCGTCCGTGCTTGCGATTTTCAGCTCTGGAATAAGTTTTAAAAACTTTTCTCCGTACCCCTCTGCAATCTGAACATCTGAAGAATCTGCAACGAACTGCATCAAGATTTCTCTCTGTTCTTTCCACGGTAAAGAAGTAAATGCGATCGGATTTGTAACAAGGTTGAAAATCTTTTCGTCAATCATGCCGGAAATAAACTTTTTAAAATCTTTTTCTGATTTCGGATAACCGTTGATTTCAAACTCATTAACATTTCCTTGAAACTCTGTTGTTCCTGTCCCTCTTTTCTTCACAAATTTTTGTTTTTGAACTTTTTTCAAGGTATATTCTTCTCCATCGACAGAAAGGATTGCTTCTACGCATATTTCCAGATTGTCAATCATCTTTCCGTCTTTATCTAATGTGCGAATATCAAACTTTGCACTTCCATGCGAATCTTTTCCGAACAACAACCATGTGAAAGCATCAAATACCGTTGTCTTTCCAGTTGCATTTGCGCCATATATTTTCGTTAATTCGCCGAATGAAATTAACTTGTTCACACATCCCTTAAAATTCTGGATGTGAATACTTTTTAATTTAATTATTTTCATACATCTTCTTTCCTTTCTACTTAATTTATTCACATTTTTTAATTGATTATATATGTACCTCCGCGCTTTTTTGATTTTCTTGAGCGTACTTTTCGACTTCCAGTCTGGTCATTGTCTTACACTCTAATGCGTACGGATCTTCCCAGCGGATGATCCACAAAATAAGCTCCTCGTTCATTTCATTAGGTGTTCCGCTATTTCTCTCTCTATTTCTTGTGCTAATTTTTTCATTTCCTCTTCTATTTCTTCTCGCGTCATTGCGGATAATTCAAATATTTTTTGCATTAATTCTTCTGCATGTTTTTTTTCACACGATTCTTCGAGGGTGTTTCTTATTCCTCTTAATATCGCGATTGTTTCTGCTTCTAATAATATTAAATTTCCTTTTATTTCCACATTGCCTTTACTGCATTTAATCATCTTTACAAATTCCTTTCTTTCCCGTACAAT